CGTTCGTTGCCGCTAACGTCGAATAACTAAAGAAAGGAAGTAGCACATGGCAACCCCAATGCGCAGTACGGACTTTAGAGCGGTAGTCGAACCTATCCTCAATGAAGTCTTTGATGGTGTATACCAACAACGTGATGACGAGTGGAAGGGTTTTGTAACCCAGATCACCGGCATTCCCCGCAACTATCACGAAGAAGTGATGCTGTTCGGTATGAACACAGCCCCTGAGATGCCTGACGGTACACCCGTCTCGTATGACCAAGGTGGTACTTTGTTCATCACCCGTTTCATCTACAAGATCTACGGTTTGGCATACGCCATGACCAAAGTCTTGATGGAAGACGGCGACCACATCCGTATCGGCTCAACATTCTCGAAGCACTTGGCTCAGTCCATGATCGAGACAAAAGAGACTTTGTGTGCTAATTTGTTGAACTTTGCGTTCACTGCCGGCTATGTCGGTGGCGACGGTAAAACATTGATCGCAAACGACCACCCAATCTCCCAAGGTCGTACCTTCAGCAACCAGTTGTCAACAGCGGCATCTTTGTCTCAAACTTCTGTTGAACAGATTTTGATTCAAATCCGTTCTGCAGTGGACAACAACGGTAAGCGTATTCGCCTGAAAGCGGAACAGCTCGTGGTACCTCCTGCTTTGGAATTCCAAGCAGAAGTTATCTTGAAGTCTGTCTTGCGTTCCGGTGGCGCTGACAATGATTTGAACCCTATCAAGTCAACTGGCATGTTGCCAAATGGCGCCCACGTGGTGACTCGTTTGTCTTCAAGCAAGGCTTGGTTCGTTCAGACCGACGCTGAAAACGGTTTGATGTTGGTGATGCGTCGTCCCTTGGAGCGTAGCTCTGAAGGTGACTTCGAGACTGACAGCATGCGTTACAAGGCCTCTGAGCGTTATGCTACAGGTTGGCACGATCCCCGTAACATGTACGGCACGATCGGTTTGTAAAAGACGACCCGGCTGGAGGGTGTAAAAAACCCAGTCCTAAACGCCTCTCCTGAAAAGGAGGGGCGTTTTTGTTTGTGTTTGTGGGTAATTATCTATAGGAGCTTCAATCAGCACTGACCCGTAAGGCTCGCGGGCGGACGCCATAGAGACGGTGCTGTAATCTTTCTATGGAAAGTAAATTAAAATGTCAGTAACTTTTAACACCCCCATCCGCGTTTTCAAGCGCAACAACCCTTCTAATGACGGCACAATTGCCCCTGATAACACAGGCGCGGTTCAGTGCGCACAGCAAGAAGTTATTACCCCTATCACGGCAAATCGTGCCGCTGGTGCAATCCCCACGTTTGCTGTTGGCACAACCACAGCGGCACCTTGCGTAATTCCCGCTGGTGCTATTGTTAATCACGTTTTCTTCATGCAAACTTCAGCGCCTTCAGCGTTGACAGGTGGCGTGATTACCGTGGCTGTCGCTGGTGTTGACATTGGTACAATCACACCAACAACCTCTGGTGGCCGCATTGGTATTTCGTTCACTAACTCTGCCGCAGTGGCCACAGTGTTGAACAACGTTGGTACAACAGACGCAACTGTGACGTTCACTGCAACAGCCATTACAGCTATTACAGGCACGTTGGCTGGCACGTTTGACATTCAGTACACAGCGCGTAACCCTGACGGTTCTATCATCGCCTACGGTTCTGGCTACACTAACAACTAAGGACTGACATGCGTCAAGTAACCGTTGAAGCGGACGTCCTCGTGCCGATCGACCAGTACATTGCGCCGGTCAACGTTTCTTACGTTGCCACCGGCGGTGGTACCGTTCAGATCTCTTACACAGACCCATTTCCGTTGAACGCGCAGGGCTACCCTGTACCCACAGCGCCGACAATGACTTGGATCACAGCGCCAGCCAGCCCTATCGTGAACCAGCCCTTTCGGGCTATTCGCGTAACTGGCGGCACTAGCTCTACGCTTACCGTAATCCAAGCCGGAGTTCGATAATGGGTAACGCCTTTTATGGCGGCCTTTATTGCGACACGCGCGGGCAGACTGTTCTGTCCGTCGCGATATGCGACCGATGTAGCCGCAAACTGCCGTACACCATGCTCCGGGAGGACCCAAATTCTCCCGGGCTGATGGTGTGCCCTGACGACGTGGATCAGTTTGATCCATGGAGACTTGCGGCTATTCAAACAGAGAATATTACACTCAGGCACCCGAGGCCTGACGTGTCCGTTGCCATTCCCGGCAAGGGCAAGCCCATTCCCAACGCGCCCAACATCGCCACGCTCAACGAGGGCCCCAACATGGTGGGTACTGGTTTTGGAGCCGCGTTCACTCCTGCGGAGTACGGTAATGAGTCTGAAGAGCCTACACCCGGCGATATTAAGAAGACCTAAAACATGGCCGATATAAGCATCCTGCAACTACCACCCACGAGCTATGTACAGGCCGAGGATGTGACCGTTGTTGTCCAGCAAGGCATCACAAAGAAGGTGGCCGCGTCGGTGTTTCAGGGTGGTGTTACGGGACCCACAGGCCCCGCAGGACCGCAGGGTCCGGCAGGCTTGCAGGGACCTGAGGGCGACCCCGGACCACAGGGACCCGCTGGCCCCGCTGGCCAAGAGGGACCACAGGGCCCAGCAGGCCAGACAGGGCCTCAGGGACCACAGGGCAACACAGGCGACCGAGGCGTGCCGGGCCCCGTCGGGCCACAGGGACCGCAGGGAATACAGGGAAATGTTGGACCCACGGGACCACAGGGACCTCAGGGCATACCCGGCCCCACAGGCGCGGGCGTACCCGCTGGCGGTACGTCGGGTCAGGCACTGGTCAAACTGAGCAACGCAGACTACGCAACAACGTGGCAGACATACGGGTCTGCGGCGTTACTTAACGCGGGTGTTGCGTTCGGTGCGGCGACACTGGACTCAGGCGGCACGGTGCCGCTGTCACAACTGCCGGCCTCGATCCAAGGCGGCGTGAGCTATCAGGGCACGTGGAACGCGACGACTAACGTGCCAACTATTGTGTCTAGTGTTGGCACACAGGGATACTACTACGTGGTGGCGGTGGCGGGTAGCACGAACATCAACGGCATCGCAGACTGGAACGTTGGCGACTGGATTATTTTCAACGGCTCTACGTGGCAGAAGATTGACAACACCGACGCGGTGACGTCAGTTAATGGGTACACGGGCACGGTTGTCCTTAATTCAAACGACGTGGGCGCGTTAGCAAAGGCCAACAACTTATCAGATTTAACAAGCGTACCGACTGCAAGGACTAACTTAGGCCTTGGCACTATTGCCACACAGAACGCCAACAATGTCACCCTCACAGGCGGCACAATTAACAGCACAACAATCGGCGGCACAACTCCTGCGGCTGGTACGTTTACAGATCTTACGTCAACAGGAAACATTACGTACCTTGGCGGTGCAGTTGGCTCTGATGTTGTTCGCATATATCGAAACAATACAATTACAGGTGGTACTGCATCTTTTACTGCGCCTAGTTTTACTTTTATACCTCCACAAAATAATTTTGGTGCATCTGTTGTTGGAATTGGTTTAAACCCAAGGATAAGTTCAACTGGAACAGATGGTATTTATTTTGCAACTAATACTGCATTAGGCTATACAGGAGCAGTACAAGCAAAAATTTCTGATACCGCATCAGCAGTCAATTACGTTCAGATGACTGGTGCGGCTACTGGTGGTAAACCAACTATTTCAGCACAAGGCTCTGACTCATCAATCGGTTTGCTTTTTGCCACAAAAGCAACAGAAAATATTGACTTTCAAAGTAACTCAAGACGAATATTTTTAATTAGTTACACAACAGGCAGTGATGTCAATTACTTTAAAACAAGTAGCAATAGCGTAGGTGCTAGCCCCGTTTTATCTGCGCAAGGCTCAGACACCAACATTGATATTAACTTTACTACCAAGGGTACTGGTGCTGTTAGATTTAATACTGGTAATGGTGAACAAGTACGAATTGTCAATAGCACTACTTCAGATTATTGGGTAATGCAAGGAAGCCCAACAATTCTTTACCCCGATGGAACAAGCGCAAACAGAAATGCGGCTTTGTCTAGTAAAGGAACAAGCGCTGTTCAACTTTATACAAATGGCGGTAACCAACTTCAAATAAACGTAGCCCACACAGCCAGCGCAGTCAACTATTTACAAGCAACAGGCGGCGCTACAGGTTCAGGCGTTACCTTATCAGCGCAAGGTTCAGACACAAACATTGACATCAACCTCGTACCAAAGGGTACAGGCACTACTGTGTACACAGGCGGTGTAACTGTCAACGGAACGCTTACTGCTCAAAATGAAACGCTAAAGGGCACCGGTAATAATTTCTTTACCACGACTACTACTTTCTCCAATTTTGGAGTTACTAGTGGCACCATGACTTTATCAACAGCAACTACTGATCCGTTTGGTGGTACGGCTGTTTATAAATTAGTTGCCAATGCAGGTTTTGATCCTAGTACGGGTAGTAGCGCAATTCTTGCTGGTGCAGGAAGCGTGCTTCCATTAGGTGTATTGTTTACACAGTCAATTTATTTTAAAGCCGCAGAATTTAACGCGTTACGTATTCGCAATAATTCATCTGGCGAACTTTACACATTTACGATTGGCACAACTCCAACAGCTACGGCTGGTGTACAAACTCCAGCATTGACACTTATTAGTAATGGTTGGTATAGAGCTTCTTGGACATTTGTTACAGGATCTATTGGTGCATTAAGTCGTGCTGATAACTGGTCATTTAGATTGGCTTCTACTGGTGATGGCACAAGTGGAATTTATGTTTCTTCGCCCCAACTTGAATACGGGCCTACGTTAAATACATACACGCCCAATACCGGTCTAACATTTTTATACAACGGCCCCGCACTTTCATTTATTGGAGTAGCAAGCGTTGGATTACAGTCTGATGGTTCTTTGTATGTCCAACCTGCGGGTACTGGTGCATTACAAGCACAAGCCACTACATCATCTGCTACTGGTGGTAATGCTCGGGGTACTAATGCGGTTGATTGGCAGACTAGTAGAGGCGGGGCATCTGCTGTTGCTTCAGGGGCAAATTCTTTTATTGGTAGTGGATATTCAAATACAGCATCAGGCACTATTGCAACTGTTGCAGGTGGACAATTTAATATTGCTTCTGGGATACTTTCAGGAGTTCTTGGAGGATATGCCAATACTGCAAGTGGTTATCCTGCTGTTGTTGCGGGTGGTTCAACAAATACTGCCGCAGGATACTACAACTTTATTGGTGGAGGATTTACCAATACTGGTACTGCCAATGGAGCAGTAACAACACAATCTGCCACGATGAACGCAACCACAGCAGTAACGCTGTCTGGTAGCAATGCCAATATCAAAGTTGGTCAGTACATCACAGGCACATCCATAGCGGGTGACACTTATGTAGCCGCTATATCTGGCACATCACTTACGCTGTCTAAGGTAGCAAGCGGTTCATCAACATCAACCCTATCCTTTTTTACACCTCATGGAGTAGTAGTAGGCGGTGGAAACAATCAGGCAACTGGAAGTTACAGTTTCATCGGGGGCGGAGGCGATGCTGGTACTGCGGCTAATCGTAATGTTGCTTCTGGTGATTGGAGTACGGTTGCGGGCGGGCGTGGTAATCAAGCAACTAACGTTGGTGCGTTTATTGGTGGTGGTGGATACGATGGGGGAGGAAGCGTATCTCCACATACCGCTTCTGGACAAGCATCGTTTATTGGCGGAGGACTTAGTAATTTCAATTCAGGGTATGCAGGTGTTGTTGCTGGTGGTTTTTCTAATACCGCTTCTAATACAGCCCCAGCCATAGGCGGAGGCGCTGGAAATGTAGCAAATGGCAACTATTCGGCAATTATGGGAGGCTTCCGTGGAACTACAAGAGGCGTAGTTGGCAACCACGTTTTTCCCGCCTGTAATGACCCAGTTGCAGGTGTTTTAGGTGTTTCTCAAAGTGCATTACTTGTTCTTGGCGTACAGACTACAGACGCAACTGCAACAGTATTACGTTCAAATACATCAGCCGCTTCAGGAACAAACCAGATTATCCTACCCAACAACTCTGCTTACTATTTCAAAGGCTCTGTCATTGCTAATGTGACGGGTGCGGCGAATGGTGCGGCATGGGACTTTACAGGTGCAATCATGCGAGGTGCTAATGCTGGCTCTACTGTGTTGATTGGAACACCCGCTATCAATCGTGTGGCGGCATCCAGCGGAGCAACAGCATGGACAATATCTTTAACTGCTGACACAACAAATGGTGGCTTGGCAGTAACAGTAACAGGCGCGGCCTCAACGACAATACGTTGGGTTGCAAAATTAGAAACAACAGAGGTCACGTACTAATATGGCAATCAATCTTGACCACGTAACGCAACAAATAGCGGTAACTGATACTGCAACTGACGCTGACCTGACTTTAGTTAGCAAAGGTACTGGTGTTGTTAATTTAAACACTGGTAATGGCACTGCGGTTAGAGTTGCCGATTTTGGTGGAGCCGTTGTTGCTGGGCTTGGTGTTTTTGCAGGCAGTTCTGCACAAAACACTGTATATGTTTCTCCTTATGGTTCTGGCGCAGGAAGTAATTTATTGCTTGCTTCAAAAGGGACGGGTTTTGTAATCTTAGCTACAAATACAAGTAATAACAGTACAGGCAATGAACAAGCCCGTATCAGCCACACAGCCTCTGCTGTTAACTACGTAAATCTTACAGGTTCTGTTACTGGTAACACCGCTGGCCCAATTATTTCAGCGCAAGGTAGTGACACCGACGTTCCATTGAGTATTCGTACTAAAAACGCAGGGGCAATGATTTTTACCAAGGCGCGTTCGGCAACTACTTCAAATACGTACCTTTTTGAAAACGCCGGGGGTCTTACTTCAGATGGTAATGGTGGAGCGTTTTGGCGAGGTCTTCACGCGGGAGCGCCGCTGTTTTCTATTAGCGGAAGTAACAAATTTCCGCGCATCGCCAACTATTTTGAGTTGGACAGCACGACAGACCCAACGGTTAAAAACACCTATTATGCAATTGGAAACTCAGCAGGGATAAATTTAGAGGCCAACTTTGCCAACGAGTCTGGCGCCGGTTTTAGGTGGAGAAACTCCGCAAGTAGCGGGCCAGATATTTCCTTCCGTATTGCACCACCGCTTCTTACGCACCGGAACTACCTTGAGGTAGACGGTGCCGCAACAGGACTTGAGCCAACGCTTTCCGCTCAAGGTTCCGACACCGACGTCAGTGTGGTGTTTCGCGGTAAAGGAACAGGAGCAATAGACCTAGCCGCTGGTAGTTCAGGGGTAAATATCTCTAATGGTGGTACTGTTACTGCAATTACAAGAACTGCTGGTGGTTCTTTATATACTGGCTTTCCATCTATTGTTATTAGCGCACCAACAACAGCAGGTGGCGTACAAGCAACGGCTACTGTTACTCAATTAGGTGTTAACAATGCAACAGTTCAATCAGGCGGTACTGGATATACAAATGGCGACGTTTTAACAATTGTTGGTGGAACTCCTGCCGCAACAACTCCTAAATTAACTGTTACTGGTGTTTCTGGTGGCGTAATTACAAGTGTTTCTGTTGACTTTCAAACGTATACAGCAATACCAACAAGTCCTGTAAGTGTTACTGGTGGCACTGGTTCAAGCGCAACATTTAATTTAACTTATTTTGTTCCTTCAGGTATTTTTTCCATTACCAACGCAGGCAGTGGTTACGTAGAACAACCCACAGTTACATTCAGCGGAGGTGGTGGTTCTGGTGCGGCGGCTTATGCCCGTATTGGTTCAACACCAGTTTTCAAAAGCTTAGCTTCTGGACTTGATTTTAGTTTGCCAACAGGTAATATTCTGCGACTTACAGACAGTACTAACAATGCAGTTAATTATTGGCAATTATCCTCTTCTGCTACAGGCGTTCAAGTTGGAATGTCCGCTGTTGGTAATGACGCAAGTGTAGGAACTAACTTTACAACTAAAGGATCAGCTGGCCATGTATTTAGTACAAATAGTTTTGGTTCTGTTGCACTTGTATTAACCCACACAGCCTCTGCTGTTAACTATGTCAACATAACAGGTGCGGCTACTGGTGGTAGGCCCGCTATTTCTGCACAAGGTAGTGATACCAATATTGATTTAAGTTTTGCCGCTAAAGGAACAGGTAACCAAATCTTTAGTTCAGGTGGCGGGACTTTATTAACGTTGCTTAATACAGCTAATGCTGTTAATTACCCGCAAATTTATCCAGCCGCAACAGGCGCAGGACCTGCTATTACATGGACAGGTTCTGATGCCGCAGTTGTTGGTGTATACAACACCAAAGGTGCTGGTGCGCACTTGTTTTATACAAACAGTAATCCACAAGTTAGAATTTCTGATACAGCTTCTGCTGTTAATTATTTGCAATTAACTGGTAGTTCAACAGGTGGTTCACCCGTTATTAGCACACAAGGTTCTGATACAAATATTTCAATGGCGATTGGTCCAAAAGGAACTGGCATATTGTATTTAGGAAGTGGTGGTCAAACACGCATTACTGGTGGTGGTGCTAATACTTTGTTTCTTGCTGGTGGTTCATCTGGTGTTAATTATATTCAAATTTCTAACGCCCCGTCTAGCTTTAGCCCTTCTTACATTGCCCGTGGAAGTGACGCAAACGTTGGTTTAAGTTTTGGTACATACAACGATGCTAACATTGACTTTTACGCATCAGGCGACCCTAATGCAGGCACTGGTAAGCTTCAAGTAAGGATTGCGCCAATATCCTCTGCTGTTAATTATTTGCAACTTAACGGTAGCGTAACAGGACAACTTGCGCTAATTCAAACGGCAGGTTCTGATGCAAGTGTTGGTTTAGAACTTCGGCTAAAAGGAACTCCTGTAGGGCCGGGCTTCAGAATAGCAAATAATAACGGGTCTAATGTTTGTTTTTCTGTACAAACATCTGTAAGCGCTCCAGCAAATTATCACCAAATGCAACCTGCCAACGCAGGTTCTGGGCCAAATATTGCAATTGCTGGTTCTGATACCAACATTGACATGAATTTAGTCCCTAAAGGAACAGGCAATATTAACGCAGGAACTAATTTTGCTAACTACCATCAGCTAACAGGCTCTGCAACAGGCTTTGGTGTAGTTCATTCTGCCCAAGGCTCAGACACAAACATCCCATTAGTCCTACAACCAAAAGGTACTGGTGCGCTACAGGCTCAACAAACAGATTCCACAGCAACAGGTGGTAATGCTAGGGGTGCTTATGCAACTGACTTACAAAAAAATAGGTCAAATGCAAATCAAGTTGCTGATGGGACGGCTTGTGTGATTACAGGGGGCATAAATAATCGTTCATCAGGCAATTATAATTTTGTTGGTGGTGGACAAAGCAATACTGCTATTTATAGTAATGGTGTAATTGTTGGTGGAATTGGAAACACTTTAGTTGCAAATAGCGCTTTTATTGGTGGAGGTGTTTCTAACACAATCAGTTTTGGAATTGGAACTAATTGGTCTTTTATTGGTGCTGGTGATTCCAATAATGCAAGCGGGGTGCATAACATTGTTGTGGGTGGTTTTACAAACTCAGGAACTGCATCAGCCGCAGTAACAACTCAAAGTGCAACAATGAACGGCACAACTGCTGTTACGCTGTCAGGCTCAAATGCTTCTATCAAAGTTGGTCAAGCAATTTATGGAACAAGCATTGCAGATGAAACTTATGTAGCGGCCATTTCTGGCACATCACTTACACTTTCAAGAGCCGCATCAGGCTCATCAACTAGCACACTAAGTTTCTTTACTCCACACGGAGTAGTAGTAGGTGGTGGAAACAATCAGGCTACTGGTTCATATTCCTTTATTGGCGGTGGTGGTGATGCGGGAACGGCTGGTAACAGGAATGTTGCTTCTGGTGATTGGTCAACAGTGGCGGGTGGTTGGGCAAATAGGGCAACGGGTACTGCTTCAACAATTGCTGGTGGTGGCACATTTGGTGGCGCGGCGGCTGGAAACTTGGCTTCGGGAACATCTTCTTTTGTTTCCGCTGGATGGTCAAATACAGCTTCTGGTAATGCTTCCTCTGTGTTGTCTGGTGCTAGTAATCAATCACAAGGTACATTTTCTGCTGTATTAAGCGGAACATACGGACTTGGCAGATTAATAACTGGGCATACAGCAATAGCCGCAAGTGATAACCCAATGGGTACTGCGACACTAGGTGGTAGCCAATCTGGCATCTTAGTTCTTGCTCGTCAAACAACAGATGCAACGCCAACTGTTCTTGCATCAACTAGCAACACGGCAGGAACAGGCAACCAAGTAATTTTGCCCAACAACTCAGCCTATTTCTTTACAGGAGAAGTAGTAGCAGGGGTAACAGGCGGTGGAAACACAAAAGGATGGACTATTGAGGGTGTTATCAAGCGTGGTGCAAATGCCGCCAGTACAGCTCTAGTAGGAACACCAACAGTCACATCCATGTACGCAGATGTAGGTGCGGCAACGTGGACAATAGCAGTTACAGCAGACACTACCAATGGCGGGTTGGCAGTTACATTCACCGGGCAATTAGCAACTACAATACGTTGCGTGGCCCAAATCCGCACAACCGAAATGACTTTTTAACTAGGAGCAATCATGTCATACAACTGGACAATCAACTCACTTCAGGTCATGAACAGTCCTGAACCCCAAACTGTCGTCATGAGCAATTTCACAATTGCCAAGGACGGCCAACAGGTTAACTACTCTGTTAACCTGTTGCCTGCAAACCCAGACAATTTCACACCGTTTGATCAGATCACACAGGAGCAAGCCCTTGCGTGGACACAGTCCGCACTTGGCCCAGACCGTGTAGCCGCGATGGAAAACGAGGTGGACATTCTGATCGCGCAGGCCGCTATTCCTACACCCCAACCCGCCCCATTACCTTGGAACTAAAATCATGGCACTTAAAATCACAGCAGTAAACAACACAAACGGCCAGTCTGAAACTCAGGCTTACGCTAGGATCACCAACTTTTTTGGCACCAAGGACCAGCTCCAAGTGCAAGTTGAGATTCACGCCACTGAGGAAGCGCGCCGTGCAGGCTGGCCCAGCATCCAACAGCAGGCCCACTACATCAACATGGAAGACCTCTCGGGTGACTTGATCCCCGCGATCTACGACGTGTTGAAGACATTTACACAGTACGCCGGCGCGCAGGACGTGTGATGGAAGCGCAAGACCTCCTAAATTTAATAGGTGGTACTGCGCTTGTCTGTTTAGGCTGGTTTGCCCGCGAGCTTTGGTCCGCGGTCAAAGAGCTTAAACAGGACCTCTCTAAGCTTAGAGAGGAGCTACCAAAAACCTACATTGCGCGGGATGACTACCGCAACGACATGCGCGACATCAAAGAGATGTTGGGCAAGATCTTCGACCGTCTCGAAAATAAAGTAGACAAATGATAGACCCCATAACGGCCCTCGCTGGCATACAGTCCGCCGTTAAACTCATCAAACAGGCCTCGAAGACTGTTGATGATGTGGCGTCGCTTGGCCCCCTGCTGGGCAAGTATTTTGACGCCAAGTCCACCGCCTCCAAGGCGGCTGTAGAGGCAAAGAAGAAGGGCGGCTCCAGCATGGGCACGGCCCTGCAAATTGAGATGGCCTTGGATCAGGCGGCGTCGTTTGAGAAAGAGCTCCAACTGCTTTTCTTTCAAGCGAACAAGGTGGACGTGTGGAACAAGATCAAGGCCCGCGCGCAGGCGATGGACGTGGAAGACGCACACAACGCCCGCCGTGAAAGAGAAGAGGCCGCCAAGAAGAAAAAGAAAGACCAAGAGCAACTGGAGCTAACCCTCTTGTTGTCGGGCATCGCCTTGGTGCTGTTCTTGGTGTTTGCCGGCATATACGAGGTTATGGACTACTGCGCCCATGTTAGGTGTGGGCATCGATGAACGAGTATCAGAAGACAGCCGACATGGCATTTAAGATTGTCGGCGCGTGGTGGGCGGCTAACTTGTTTTTAGACCTCATTGTGGTACTGCCAAACTTTATTTCAGACCGTATTGTGAATATACTTTTAGAAAAGATAGGACTAGGATAATGCTCTCACTATTGTCAACACTCGGAGGCCTGTTAATCTCTGGCCTGCCCAAACTACTGGAATACTTCCAGAACAAAGCCGACCAAAAACACGAGCTGGCCTTGGCCCATATACAGACCGAGCGAGAGTTACAAATGGCCGCGCAGGGGTTTGCGGCGCAACAGCGCGTTGAAGAGATCCGCACCGACCAGATCGCCATGGAGACCGACGCGCAGATGACCGTGGCGGCCTACGACCACGACAAGAAGGTGTTGGAAAAAGCCAGCACGTGGGTGGCCAACTTTGTGGGCACCGTGCGCCCCATGGTGACGTACATCTTTGTGCTTGAGCTGTGTGCCATCAACGCGTGGATCGCGTACTACGTGTACAGCCGCCCCAGTCTGGTGACCAACATGGACGACCTGATCCGCCTGTCTGAGATCATCTTCTCCACCGACGAGATGGCCATGCTAGGCGGCATTATTGGCTTCTGGTTTGGATCACGTAGCTGGGCTAAGAAATGAAACTGAGCGAGGCTGGCGCTAACCTGATGCACCAGTACGAGGGCTACAGGAACAAACCGTACCTGTGCCCCGCCCACATCTGGACGATTGGTTACGGGCACGTGCTGTATCAGGAGCAGATTAGGCTTCCCATGGTGCGCAAAGAGGGGTATACTGGCATGATCCGCAGTGAGTATCCACTGCGTGCGGAGGACAACCGTGTCTGGTCAAAAGATGAAACCAACAAACTATTCGAGGATGACGTCGCTGGTTTTGAACGCGGTGTTCTTAGACTTGCTCCCACTGTACTTGGTCGTCAAGGGGCTTTCGACGCGTGCGTCAGTTTTGCCTTTAATGCCGGACTGGGCAATTTTCAGCGCTCTACTATTCGGATGAAGGCCAACCGGCAGGAGTGGGAGGGCGCCGCAGAGGCGTTCATGCAGTGGACCATGGGCGGCGGCAAGGAGCTCCCGGGCCTTGTAAAGCGGCGAAAAGCTGAAAAAGCGCTCTTTTTATCTTAGGGCGAAAACACCCGTTTTGATGGGTAATTACATATAGGAGCGTAACACTATGGCACGAGAACACGACAAACCGATTGCCCGTAAAACCACTGGCAAAGACAAGACGTACAACCCTACCGACAAGGGCGCGGGCATGACGGCTAAAGGTCGTGCCGAGTACAACGCCAAGAATAATTCAAACTTAAAACCCCCTGCGCCCAACCCCAAGACCAAGGCGGACGCGGGACGTAAGGCAAGTTTTTGTGCGCGCATGGAGGGTGTGGTTGCTAAAGCCAAGGGTCCAGCAGAGCGTGCAAAGGCGTCACTCAAGAGCTGGAACTGCTAATGAAACCCGGACTATATGCCAATATTCACGCTAAACAGGAGCGTGTGAAAAAACAGAAAGCCGAAGGGCGTCCTGTTGAGACAATGAGAAAACCCGGCACCAAGGGTGCCCCAACAGCGCAGGCTTTTAGAGATTCTGCAAAAACAAAGAGGAAATAAGATGGCTTCTAGTTACAAACCCCGCATTGACCACTCTAAGAAGAACTACGAGTCTGAGTCCGCCGACATGGCGCAGGACAAGAAGGTCGTTAAAAAAGCGTTTCAGATGCACGACAAGCAAGAGCACCCCGGCGAGAAGACAGACCTGTCCAAGCTGAAAAAGGGTGGCCGTGCCAAGAAGGCCAAGGGCACCGTGCGTAGTTACATGGGCGGCGGTAAGTGCTAAATGCCAATTAGATCAAAATCGCAAGAGCGTTTGATGCAGGGGGTGGCTCACTCCCCTGAGTTTGCCAAGAAGGTGGGCATCAAGCCTTCCGTTGGCAAAGAGTTTGTTAAGGCCGGTCCTGCTCAGAAGAAACTTCCAGAGCGCGTTAAGAAAAAATAATGGCAAGCAACTACAGTAACACCTCTAACACAACGGGTCAAACCACGATAACGGTTGACCAGTTGATTTCGTTTGCCTACAAAGAAGCGGGCAAACTGTCAGAGGAGTTGACACCGGAGTACATCAACGCGGCCCGTCAGGCGCTGTGGTACATCCTGATCAACCTGTCAAACCGCGGTGTGAACTTGTGGTTGCTTGAGTACATCGTGTTTGGCAGTTTGGCGCAGACCCGAGAGTACACCATGCCCGTGGGCACAGTGGACGTGCGCGAGGCCAACTACCGCCTCATGACGCGGCCCAGCACCACAACAGACAACGTGTACGGCGCGTTCAACACGACGTCCACAGAGATTGACTACAGCATCGCGGCAGGCGCTTCTGCGCAGGCCTACTTTGAAGACGGCTACCGTTTCCTAAGTGCCGGCTTCCTGTCTAAGGACAGCGGCATTACACTGAACGTTGAGTACAGCTTTGACAACATCACGTGGGTGCCAATCACCACCGTGACCAACGGCGTGATCAACAAGTGGGGTTACTCACAGATTGACGGCTCTCCTTTGGCCAAGTACTGGCGTTTTCGTAACGCCTCTACCAGCACCGTGACGGTCAAGGCACTGTCACTGGCCTCGGTACAGCAAGACGTGCCTATCGCGCGCCTGAACCGCAACGACTACTTCAGCCTGCCAAACAAAGACTTCTTGGGCCAGCGTTCACTGCAGTTCTGGTTTGACCGTCAGGTCACCCCGGTTGCCAACATGTGGCCAGTGCCACAGGATGCGTTCCAAGCGTTCCAGTTTGTCCTTGAGATGCAACCCCAAGACGTGGGTCGCCTCACAAACGAGATCGCCATTCCAGACCGTTGGGTGCCTGCTATTCAGGGCCAACTGTCACACCGCCTGTCCAAGCTGTTGCCGGGCATTGACCCCGCGCGAATTCAGATGCTCAAGCAAGACGCCGCAGAGGCCACGCTTACCGCTGAAGAAGAGGACCGCGACAAGTCCCCGATCTATTTCAGGCCTAACATCAGCTACTACACCAAATAAATATGGCACAAGCAGGCTTTACCCCCATTCAACTGTACTACTCCAGTACAGCCACAAACGCACCCTCTGCGGGCAACTTGATTGCAGGTGAGTTAGCGCTTAACACCGCCGACATGAAGCTGTATGCCAAGAACAACGCCGGTGTTGTGACCCTGCTGGCCTCTTCTGCGTCGTCCTCTGCCACCGTGTCTAGCGTGGCCGTGTCGGGCGGCACAACGGGTTTAACGACCTCTGGCGGCCCTATCACCACGTCTGGCACCATTACCCTTGCAGGCACGCTTGCCGTGACAAACGGCGGCACTGGGGTTGGCACGCTGACAGGTATTGTCAAGGGCAACGGCACGTCTGCGTTCACAGCCGCTGTGGCCGGCACTGACTTTGCGGCCCCCACCTCTGGCACAAGGCTGTTGTACGGCAACGGCGCGGGTGGTTTCAGCAACGTGGATGCCCCTGTAACAGGCTACGTGCTTGGTTGGAGCGGCTCGGCGTACAACTGGGTGGTGGCACCAGCGGCCATCACTGCGGCGGACCTAGCGGGCGGCTCTGGTGGCGGTCAGGTGGTGTACCAAAACGGCACAGACGACACACGCTTCACTGCGGCCGGTGTCACGGGTCAGGCGTTAATATCTAATGGCACCGCGGCCCCTGCTTTTGGTGTCACTGCTATTGTTGGCGGCGGCACTAACTCAACAGCAACACCAACCGCTGGTGCAGTCCCCTACGGAACTGGAACGGCGTATGCGTTCACTACGGCAGGGTCTGCGGGTCAAGTTTTACAATCCAACGGCGCTTCAGCGCCTGCGTGGGTTAACGCCTCAACAATTGGCGTGTCAACCGCCAAGGTTTATTTCATGGCCCAATTCTAAGGAAAGATTATGGCAACAGGAATTTTAGGACAGTCAGCCCCTGCGGCGGCAACCAACACTACGGTCTACACGGTACCCGGCGCAGGTACAAGTCGTGCGGTGTTTAACGTTTCAATGGTTAACACAAGCGGAGCCCCAGTCACGGTGCGTTTAGCAATTGCGGCAAGTGGCACACCCTCAACAGCAGAGTACCTTGAGTACGACACCGTGTTGCCCGGCAACGGTGTATTGGAGCGTGGTGGCTTGGTTGCCCAAACAGGTAAGATTGTGGTGGTATATGCAAGTGCCGCCACTGTAAGTGTTTCAGTTTACGGATACGAGGAATAACCTATGTCACGTTCAGCCCCCGTTATTACTTCAACGTTGCCCGTAGCACCGGGCACGTCAGTTGTGACCCCCATGTACACCAGCGTTGGCTTCAACGCAGGTGACTACGTGTACCAGTACGGCGCTAACTTAGTTGGCTGGCCTAAGGGCGCAACTGTAGGTGTGGGAATTACAGATGTTGCAATTGGCCCAACAACGTACACAAGCTTTATTCAAACTTCTGATTCACGCGCTGTAAGTTACGGCCCGTTTACCGATCAAATTGCATATGCAGGCACAACTGTAACTGCTGGGCAAATCGTTGGCTCTCCTGTTACACTGCAAAGCGCTCGCGCTAGCGCTCTGGGCACTATGTGTGCAACACTGACAAATGGTAATGTTGCATATATTTTCTTTACATCTTTAAACACGTTAGTTGGGGCTATTTACAATTCTTCTGGAGTTCAGCAAGGATCAAATGTAACTATTTCTACTACCGTTTCACTTAACGATTCTAGGGCAATTGGCATATGCGCAGATAACAGCGGAGGTTATATTGTTGTTTATCTGGATAATAATACTAATTATATTACCACCGCTAGAATAAACAGTTCCAATAGTATTACATATAACGCATCACAAATTGCTAATACTGGCGTATACTTTAAGGTTTGCTGTAGCACTAGTTATTATTCAATAGTTTATGTTACTGGCGTTAGCTCTTCGCAAGCTAACTGCGCAAACATTGCTTTAGGATCTAATAGCCTTGTTGGCACTTACACAGGTTCGTTTAGCGGTATTTATAATGTTACTTGCGCCGCAACAGATGGTAATTCTGTTTATATGTTTGTTGGTGATAACGCCAATACTACTTGTTATTGGCGCTATATTAGTCAGCCCTCTTCAAGCCTTATAGCACAAAGCTCGTTGTCGGGTACTTGGCAATCAAGCTACCCTTATATGTCCGCCACTAGCGGGTCTGCAACTACAAACTCAAATTATCCCGGCTCTTCTGTTTGGCTTGCGTACACAAATAACTCAAACCTACTTTATTTATACAGGTTTGCTGGTACAGCTGGATCATCTCCAACAAGTGTAACTCAAGCTATTGGTGGAACTTCCCCCTACACTCTTAATGAGTTTTCTATTTCTGGCTCTACCAACGGGTCTGTAATTTTTGTAGGAAGAGACGCTTCCACAGGGTTTATCAGATTTAACGCTTACTCTGTCACTGGAGCAAGTCTTGGAAGTAGCACCTTAATAAGTTCAAATACACAAAATGCAACTGTGTGCGTTGCCGCCCAGCTTGGTTCTAAATGTGTTTTTACCTACGGTGCGGCTACAACAAGCTTCTCAACGCTTGGACAGGCTTGGTCTGCCTCATACACCAACGGTGTAACCCTGCTTACAGGCGCAACTTCATACACACCGTCTAACGGGTATTATTTGTTGGGTGTATCTTTAACCACTGCGGCGGCAGGGTCGACCGGCATGGTCGCAACAAACGGCTCTGCAAATCTTGCGGCCTCATACCCAGTGCTACCTTCAAACATTTTGTTTGATTCAACAGGCACAGCATTTACTGCAAGGTCAGCAATTAACGCACAACGCGGTAATGTGATCGGCACCAACGTCACATTGAGAGGACTTGAATAATGGCAATCGCTCTTACATCAACAGCATTTAACCCAATCACCGGGGTGTTTGGCTCCGGTAACGTGCAGGTTTATGGAGGCCAAGGTACTGCCACAGGATCTTATACATGGACTGTGCCTCCGGGAGTAGCCAAGGTGCGTGTTCGTGTTTTTGGTGGTGGTGGTGCAAATGGCGGCGGCGGCGGTGGCTTTGCCATGAAAACCATTTACGATTTATCCGGCGTTAATTCGGTGGCTGTAACTGTGGGGTTGGGTAGCACTTCTGCCACCGGCGGCACATCGTCTTTTGGTTCCTATTGTTCTGCGACAGGGGGAAATGTAAGTAGTACCGGGGGTGTTGGATCAGGGGGAGATATAAACAACACTGGCGGTGCAGGCGCTGGCAGTTCTTTTGGCGGTGGTGGTGGTGTTGCCAATCTTTTTGGTAATGGTGGCTCTAGTAACAACGGCGGAAACTCAGCGGCTTCCGGTGGTGGTGGTGGTGGATCAGGCGGTACCACACCGTATGGTGGCGGTGCTGGGTTATTTGGTTCCGGCGGACAGTTCCTTAGTACGGGTTCAGCGGCGGGTATGGTTATGCCCACTAGCGGCCTTATGGGGCAGTTCTCGATTGATTTTATTGGGACAGGTGGCGGTGGTGGTTATTTCCAACCCGGCGTTAACGGCGGTGGCGGTGGCGGTGCTTCTGCTGGTGGCTACCCCGGCGGCGGTGCAGGCTACGGCACTAGTCAAACTTCCGCCGCAGGTATGGTCATTGTGGAGTGGTAAAAATGAAAACAGCACGAATTCAAAACAATACAGTCGCAGAGATTCTTGTCCCTGTTGAAGGCTTTACACTAGACCAATGCTTTCACCCAAGCATTCTGACTCAATGCCAAGAGATCGAGGATGAGGTGCAGGCTGGATGGGTCAAGCAAGAAGACGGCAGTTTTGCCGCGCCTGTTGAACCAGAACCAACACCAGAGTAAGACATGGCCGCAGAAGCAATGACATATGACAGCCTCGTTGAGGATGTCATAACATACTCTGAGCGTAACGACGCGTCGTTCGTCTCACAAATCCCTCGGCTGATTATGCTCACCGAGCAGAGCATTGCCGCGGAAATTAAAACACTGATGCAACTGAACGTGGTTAACACCACACTCACCGCAACCGACCCCGTGTTACAAAAACCAGCACGGTGGCGCAAAACAATTAGCATGAAGATTAACGGACAGCCTGTCCTTAACCGTTCAATGGACTACGTAACACAGTTTCAAACAGAGTCCAGTAACGGACAACCTTTGTACTACGGAGACTACGACTATGATCACTGGGCTCTTGCTCCAATTCCAAACAGCGCTTACCCGCTTCAAATTATTTATTACAGCCGCATTCAGCCGCTTGATGTCGAAAATCAAGAAAACCTCCTAACCCGTGAGGCCCCTCAGGCCTTGCTGTACGGCACCCTGTTGCAGGCCCAAGGTTTCTTAAAGAGCCTTGACAAGATCCAAGTGTGGAAGACCTACTACAACGACGCAATTGCCGCGCTCAAGGGCGAAGACCAACGCCGCATGATTGACCGTAGCGCAGTAAGACAGGAACCTTAAATGCCAACATACACTTCCCCGTTTACAGGAAACGTAATCCAGCCCACGGACGTAAGTTACGTGGCAATTGCGCTATCGGGCACGGTACAGCTTTACTGGCCACAGTACGTCAGCACGGCGGGTCAGCAGGTCAGCGCCCGTATCATTGACGTTGTGTCCGCCGCCGGTGGTATTTTAAAACTACCTAACGCACAGCAGGCCTCTGTTGGCGAAGACATTCTGTTTCGCAACCAAGGCGCTAACCCGTTCACGGTGTCTCGTTCTGACGGCACTGGGTCGTTCACGGTGCCAGTGGGTCAGGCGTACTACACGTACCTGACAAACAACACCACCGCGGTGGGTGTGTGGCAGACCGTGGCGTTCGGTGTAGGCACGTCCTTTGCAGACGCCGCCACACTGGCAGGCAACAGCACAGCGGCCATTCTAGGCAAGCTGGAAACTACAATTGTCACCAACGAGTTCTCTTCCTCGCCAACAATTAACGACACGTCACGCTCACAGTGTTTTGTGTGGACCGGCGGCGTGGGTACGATTACGTTGCCCGCGGTGTCTTCTTTGTCCGAGGGCTGGTACATTCTTGTGCGCAACAACGGCTCTGGCGCGCTCACAATCAACACGTCCGCTGTTGGTTCAACCATTGACGGTTTGGCCAGCTTGGCGTTGCCCCTTGGTGACTCGTGCTTTATTTGCGTCAACCAAGACCCTGTTAAACAAGACTTCTTTACCGTTGGCCGTTCACGCCCTAACAGCCTGACGTTCTCGTCTGCCACGTACGACGTGGACGTGGTGGCGGGCGGCACACTGAGCTTGGTGTCAAACACACCAATCATTCAGCGCTACACGGCCTTGAGCGGCACGCGAACAACCAGCCTGTTGGTTGTGTTGCCTGCGGTGACTCAGGTGTACTACATGTTGAACGACACCAACCAAAGCGGTTACAACGTGACGTTCCAAGTGTCTGGAAGCGCACAGCCTCCGTTCTCTTTGCCGACCTCCACTCAAGTTATTGTGCTCAGTGACGGCTCAAACCTGTACCCACTGATTCAAAGTAACATTGGCCAGTTCTTGGCCAACCGGGGCACTGCCGCGGCGCCAGCGTTCACGTTCACACTGGACCCAGTTACAGGCATGTACTCGCCCAGTAACAGCCAGTTGGGTTTTTCTGTTGCTGGTGCCAACATTGCCACGATGGATGCAACCGCCGGCGCGGGCAACTACGTGACCCGTTTTGTGGGGCGCGTGCAGGCTGACCTGATCTCTGGTGGGGCGTTCTAATGGCGACTGAACCGGCTAAAATCTTCACCCTGTTTGTGAAGCCCGGTATTAAGCGGGACGGCACAAAGTTTGAGGCTGACGAGTACAGTGACGGCAAGTGGGCAAGGTTTCAGCGCGGCAAGGCAAAGAAGATTGGCGGCTACCGTCAAATGTTTGCCTCCCCCACTGGCATCCCGCGTGGGATGATCACCAACTCACTGAACGGCGTTAACTACATCTACGCGGGCAACTACAAGGGTATTGAGGTGTTTAACACCGGCACCGACCAAGGTGTGGGTGTGGGCCCGTTTCCTGTTGAGTTTAACAACACGTACGTTGTTACTGCAATTGTTCTTGGCACAAACACGCTAACCGTGTTTGGAGACCAAACAACGGTACTGACAAACGCGTCTGTATTCTGGGCCTACAACACATCTGGTGTGCGCACCAACTACACCGTCAGCGCGGTACCAACGTACAACGCAGGCACCAACCGAACAACTGTTGTGGTGTCCTCTTCTACAGGGTTGTCTGCAACCGTGCCGTTTGAGATATACAAAACAATCACGTTTTCTTCAAGCAACCAACATTTGTGGCAGTTTGACATTGCGTACGACTCCACTGGTGCAGGCTCTTCTAAGCTGTTGGCCCACCCCGGTCACAACCTAGACAACATTGACTCTGGCGTTAACACATCACTGTACGCCGGTAACTTCTTACCAGACGCCACGACAAACAGATACGTGCTAACGGAGGTGGTTGACTCTACTGGCTCTACCCCAACGTACCTGCCAGTTGACGCAAGTGGCGGTGTTGTGGTGTTGCATCCGTTTGTATTTGTGTACGGCAACTTTGGTTTGTTACGCAACAACAACGTGATATTCAACTCACCCACAGCCAATGTGCAAACGTTCAGCGACTGGAACGGCACGCTGGCCAACGAGGTGAACGTAACGGCTGGCAAGATCGTGCGTGGCTACCCCATTCGTGGTGGTACCGCCTCCCCCTCTGGTCTCTTCTGGGCCACAGACTCTTTGGTGCGTGTGTCATTCACAGGCCAATCGCCCTACTACTGGCGCTACGACACGGTGTCTAACCAGACGTCTATCATGTCGTCTAGCTCTGTGGTTGAGATGGACGGCACCTTCTTTTGGATGGGTGTTGACCGGTTCTATCTGTACAACGGCGGCGTTAAGGTCTTGCCCAACGACAAGAACGTTAACTACCTGTTTGACAACATTAACTTTACAGCCCGTCAAAAGGTGTGGGCCACCAAGGTCCCGCGCTACAACGAGATCTGGTTCTTCTACCCACGCGGCACGGCAACAGAGTGCACGGACTGCATTATCTACAACACCAAAGACCAACTTTGGTACGACGCGGGTGAGGCTGACGGTGCGCGCAGGTCTTGTGGCTACGTGACCGAGGTGTTCCCAAGGCCCGTTTGGGCGGGGTGGGACTTCACTGGCCAGATTGGCCAGACCTACACACTAACCTATGGGCCAAACAGGGCCACAGCGCCCACCACAACCGCCTATCAGGTGATTGCCCCGGGTGACCTGACAACCAACCCGGCTGGCAGTTTCATGGTGTTTAACACGCAGATTGGTGAAACGTTTGTTTCTGCCAACCAGATCACCGCGGCGGTGTTTACAAACAACTCCTCTGGTGGTTACACCAGACTAACTTTTGCTGACATTGTGCCTGCCACGGTGGTTGCGGGAAGCACCATGTCACAGGCCACAGGCGGCTACGTGATCTGGGAGCAGGAGTTTGGTAAGAACAAGGTTACGGCCACGGAAGAGCTTGCCATCGACTCTTTTATAGAGACCTGTGACATTAGCTGGGTGGGTGGAACGCCCGCCTCAGACGAGCCTATGGGCGTCAACCGCCGCATGCACCTGACCCGTATTGAGCCAGACTTTAAGCAGGTCGGTGACATGGAGCTCACGGTTGTTGGTAGACCTTTTGCCAACGACGGCGTGGAAGAGAAAGGTCCTTTCATTTACACACCTACGTCCGGCAAAGTTGACCTGCGCGTCGAAGCGCGTCTTATCAATCTACGCTGGCGCAGTAACGTCGTTAACGGAGACTATGAGGCCGGTAGAACGTTAATTACCGCCGAGTTCGGCGACGAACGGCCTTAAATGCTAATTGAATTCTTGCCCGAGTATAGTACGTGGGAAGACTGGAACGGGAATTTGCTTCACTACTTTGGTGAACAGCAGTTCCCGTTTTTGCCTGAAGACCAGTGGCGTGAGGTAGCTTACGCGGTCAACTTTAACCCTGTATTTGACAGGTACTCAATTCCCAACCCTGAATCGCTTGAGACGTGGCAGGAATGGGTCAATTTGCTGATCACCGCAGTCAACGGCGACGGGGCGTAAGCACCTCAAATTATGGGTAATTCTCTATAGGAATACCCAAACCAACACGCACACAAATGGCCGCACCAACAGTAATGAGCGACGAAGAGTTGTACCAACAGACTGGTAGTTGGGACGCGGCCGCCGCATTGCGTGACCAACAAAACAACGCGTTAAACCAATACAACTGGTCACAATTAAATAACACATCTGGCCTTGATGCTGTTACAACAGGCGCTGATACAACGGCAAATACATCCGGCCTTGATACGCTTTCTACAAATACAACACCTAGCACGTACACCAAACAGTACGCGGGCAAAGATTACACACTTGACCCAGCGGCCGTAACGGGTTTATATAACCAGATCGTTGGTCAGGGAACCATGGACAGATGGACTGGCGAGGGATTTGGTTCAGCAGACGCTAACGCAAAAGCAATTGCTGAAAACCTTGCCGCATCAGGTATCACTGATTTAAGTCAAATTGGTCAGGAAACAATTACCAACCCGGGGTATTACACAGTGACAGAGCAGGGTGATAGTTGGAACCCTGAAACAACTAGCACCGTGTTAATTAACAAGGCAACAGGTCAGCCCCTTGTTAACGACTACGCTGAGCGTGCTACAGGTAATGCATTTTCTGGTACGTACACAGGCGCGGGCAACACAGCCTACCGCGTTGGTTTTGACGCGCAGGGACAACCCATCGTGTACACCACGGGGGCTTCTAGCGCAACAGACCTAAGTGATCTGCAAATGCTTTTGTCTTTAGGGTCTTTTATTCCCGGTGTGGCACCATTTGCACAGGGTCTGAATGCCGCTATCTCTGCAGGCCAAGGCAACTACACTGGCGCCGCCCTTGGTGCGCTGGGTGCGGCTGGTTCCGCTGGTTTTACAGATTTCATGGACATCCCTATTAACGACGCTAAAAACATTGTTGGTGGTATTAACGCAATACAAACAGGCAACGTGGCGGGGCTCGTAAACTCTGCGGCTGGTTATATTGGCGCTAGTTTGCCTGCAGAGGTCCGCACTGGTTTAACCATAGCCAACGCGGCCAACGCGTTGGCCAACAATGACTTTGCAGGGCTAGCAGACGCCGCGGCCTCGTTGACTGGTAGCAGTGACGCTAAGCTTGCCGCGTCTGCTGTACGCATGACACAGGCGTTTGATCGTTTTAATCAGACCGGCGACCCCTCTGCGCTTATGAGTGCATCACAGGCTTTTAACAGTGCAATGAACGCCGCTTCAAAAGGCAACACTGCGTTCAACAAATTCAAAGACGTTATTACCTCCGGCGGTACACCAGAGGAGGCTTTGACCGCGTCTAATGAGGTGACTGGAAACGCGGCCAAGACATCGACAGTGGCTAAAACTGGAATTGATGAATCAAGCTCGGCGCTCGGTTCTGATTTAAAAATTGGTGACTTAACATCCGGCGACAAAACTTTTGGCACAGACGCGTCAAAGCAACTGGCCAGTGTTGATACACTAGAATCAAACATGGCAAAGTACGCGGGCGACCCAACATACCAAGTTGCTTTTGCTCCTCTGATTGCGGGTGGTGTTGCGGCGGCCCATGCGGGAATAGCGTGGTTGCTTTCTCAGTTTAACCCCACGGCTGGTATGACAGCAGAGAAGCCCGACCCAGCAACGTTGAGGGCAACGGTTCAACTGCTAAAGGACGATGGCGTCACACAACAAACGCTTAAAAATTCTAATATCAACCTTTCCGACGAAGAGTTTGAAGTATTAAAAACCAAGGCGGCGGACCCCACAATAGACGATCAAATTGACGAGATTGTTATTACAGGCAAGCGATTAGATCAACCCACCACTAAAGGTGTGTCTTCATCATCGTCGTCGTCCAATACAAGCGAGAATCAGGCCGCATCAGAGCAGGCACAAACAGATGCAAACCTTGCGTCCATTGCACTTGCCTCTTCTAGTAAACCATCGGACACATCTCTTACTGGTGGTGGTGGTGGACAAAAAGGCACAATAGCCAGCGACAAGGGCACAATTACAAGCGACCAAGGTGTTGTTACAAACAACCAAAATGTTGTTGTAAAAGATAAGGGAACCGGTACAGGCACAGGAACCGGTACAGGCACAGGTACAGGCACAGGTACAGGAACCGGCACAGGTACAGGTACAGGAACCGGTACAGGTACAGGTACAGGTACAGGTACAGGCACAGGCACAGGTACAGGCACAGGAACCGGTACAGGTACAGGTACCGGTACAGGTACAGGTACAGGCACAGGAACCGGTACAGGAACCGGTACAGGAACCGGTACAGGAACAGGCACAGGAACAGGCACAGGCACAGGCACAGGCACAGGTACAGGCACAGGTACAGGCACAGGTACAGGCACAGGAACTGGCACAGGCACAGGCACAGGCACAGGCACAGGCACAGGCACAGGCACAGGCACAGGCACAGGCACAGGCACAGGAACTGGCACAGGAACTGGCACAGGAACTGGCACAGGTACAGGTAGGAGCGGCCGCTCAACATACCTTGCCTCCGCCCCCACAACTGGTGCGCCGTCGTCGTCTTTACCACAATACAAACCCTCGTACAAAAAAGTATACGAAGAAACCCCGCTTCTTAACCCCCTGCTTTTCTCTTTGGCCGGCGTGCCAATACCCTCACAGGACAAGAAAGAAAACATCTTGACTTCTGAGATTGAAGAAGAGAAAATCAAGAAGGAAGAGGAAGATAAACAAAAAGAGGCACCCGCGTTGGACCTGATCAATTTCTTTAGTTTTGCCGAAGGCGGCATGGTGCCAGAGCACCCTATGGGTCAACCAGAGTTTTACTCTGAGGGCGGCGCAGGAACAACCTACATCCAAGGTCGTGGTGACGGAACGTCTGACCAGATCCCCGCCATGGTGGCCAACAACGAATTCGTGATACCCGCAGACATTGTGTCTGCACTGGGGAATGGATCCAGTGAGTCTGGCGCCAGTGTGTTGGATCAGTTTATTAAAAATATCCGCGCGCACAAACATTCAAACCCCCCAAGCGAATTACCGCCAGAAAGCAAAGGCCCGTTAGAATATCTGTCTAGCGCGCACATGAAAGGAAAAAGATAATGAGCGTTTTTGACACAAGCAAAACAACCACGACGACACTGCCCTCGTGGTTCAGCACCGCACAACAGGCGGTTGCCAAACAGGCGCCAATCACTTATGGTGGTGTTGACGGTGTTGGTGGTGTTACAGACCCAAGCAAAACAGTTGCCTCTGGTTTGGTAAGCGATCTTAACAGCCAGACAGCCAACCCTTTCACAACGGCAATCAGTGGCCTGCAAACGGCTCAGAACGCCAACCTAAAACCGTTCCTGTCTACAGGGGGTTTTGATACCTCCACGCCGTTAGGCGCCCTGTTTGCGTCTCAGGAAGCCAAATTTGATCAGCTTCTCCCGCAGATCACCTCTCAAGTTGGTGCCGGTGGAATTGGTACCGGCAACTACAACTCTTTACGAGGCCAAACAGCAACTGAAACCGCGCGTGCTGGCGCGTTGGCCTCGTTGAACGAACAACAATATAAAGCGTACATGGACGCAATGGGTCAGTCCATTCAGGCAGGCAACGCATTGGGTAATGTGGGGTCCCAGTATGGGACTACCGGCGTCAACGTGGCTAACCTAGAGATGATGGGTGGTTTGCCCGCGCTTGCTAAGTACAGCGACATCATCAACCAAATGGGTCCCACTGCAGATAGAACAGCCACTGAACTTACTAAAGGCAGTTCTTATGAAAATTTGCTTAAAACTCTTAACGCCGCGGGTTCCGCTGGTATGGCATGGGATAAAATTAGCTCTGGTAAAACAGGACTTGGTTGGTTAGATAAAATCTTGTCAAGCAATGATGTCGGAACTATTTTTCCCGGACTAGACTCTAGTTATAACACCGAAGGCGCAGTCCAAGGTGGTGAATTTGGAGGCGCATAAAAATGGCTCTTGAAGATACAACAGGCGGCTTGGAGGCTGTCGATCCGCAAATTAAGGCAACGATGCCTAAGACTGGTGGCCTTTCGCTTGCCGGTCAAAAAGGTGTGTCCTTAAACCCAGCAGACAGTAACGAGATTCGCAATCGTTTGATGCAAATGATTCAACAGCGTGAAGAGGCCGCTTCTGGCTGGGGTCCAATTATGGAACGCGCCGCTGTGTCCGCAGGCGCCCCCGGCACGTTTGCCCAGAACCTGCAATCGTATGGCACAAACCAACGTAACAAAGAGAAAGAACTCTTTGACATGCGCGTGGGTCTGGCACAGCTTAACACTGAAGAGCAACGCGTTAAACAGGCTCAAGAACAAGCCGCCGCACAACAGCAACAGTTTATGACAACGCTAGGTTTGGCAACTCCTCCCCAAGCAGGTGGTGTACCTCAAGCAGGTGGTGTACCTCAAGCAGGTGGTGCTCCTCAAGCAGGTAATGCTCCTCAATCAGTTGATGGACTCACCGCGCAACAAAAAGTTGCGTTGCTTCAACTGTACCAAGTGAACCCGCAAGAGGCACAAAAGCAATATCTTGCTTTGACCAAACCAACCGATTTGCAACGTGAATTGTCGTTCTTGCCTCCTGCCGTTCGCAATCAAATTATTGCGGCGGCTAAAGCCGGTGACATGTACAAACCATTCACCTACTACGATGCAAACTTGGGTCGAGAAGTACAAAAAAGCGCCGCGGACATTTTTGGTTCTATGTTTGGTGTACCTTCGCAAACTTCAGGCGCTCCTGTTCCCGCCACCGCACCAGTGGGCGCACCGGTAGCCGGTCCTGCTCCTGTAGTCACACAGGCACCTACTCCTGTACCTGCACCTGCAACTGCACCTGCACCTGCACCTGCAACTGTACCTGCACCTGCGGTCGTTAGAGCCCCTGTGGCAACCACAGCGCTTTCTCCTGAGGCTTTGAGCATTCAAAATATGCCTAACCCTCATCCAAAAGCTTCACCTGCTTACGCTCAGTTTGAAAACGAGCGCGCTAAAAAGGTGTTGGAACAACAAGCTAAAGAAGCAGAAATTCCTGCGGCGGGTGCCAAACGCGAAGCAGAAAAAACTGCAGAAACTGCGGCTGAAGAACAAAAGCAACATTCTGCTGACGTGAAATTAGCGCAGAGAAATGCAATGATTGCACAGAGCATGCAGAAAGACATTCGCCAAGCTGATACTTTATTGGGTAAGATTGCAGGCGGAGGCGCTCAATCTGCGCTATTAGGTTTGGTTGATCAAGGCATCGCGGCAGGAAGAATTGGCACAATAAATGTGCCCGGTTTTGCCGAGGCTGTTGTTAAAATGGATCCCAAGGCCAAGGACCCCGCGGTTATGGATGCCTACACTCGTGTAGCCAGAGACCTTGAACAATTAAAACTGGCGTACACGCGTGTTGCATTTGAAAAACAAGGCGCTGTTACAGAGAACGAGCGTAAACTAATTTCCACTGCAGTTGGCGATGTTAATCGCACATCTCCTGCCAACTTGATGCGTATGGCCAAGGCTACAGAACTTGAAGCCCGTAACCAAATGGAGCAAGACGCTTTGTGGAGTCAAATGAAAGCCGCTGGATTGTCTTGGAGTCAGTATAAAAACAGTCAAGAACTTAAAGATACCCAACGTAAACAATTCTATCGTACAGCTAAAACATTTGGCGTTACGAATGCTGTTTACCCCGGAGATGAGCAACGATGAACGGGCTTGAAGCACTCAGTCCAAAACAGCGTGCTACAGCACAACGCGTGATTGCGGAAGCAAAAGCGCAGGGTGTGCCTGCGGAGTTAGCTTATGGTATGGCCATGCAAGAGAGCGGCTTTGACCAAAGCAAAAAATCTAAGACGGGCCCTACAGGCGTGATGATGCTTGGTAAAGCGGCCGCCAAGGACATGGGTGTAAACCGTCACAATGAAACGGAAAACATTCGTGGTGGCGTGGCCTACATGAAACAAATGCTTGATAAGTATAACGGCGACGTTGATAAGGCGTTGATCGCGTACCATGATGGCCCCAACAGCACATATTTTACAACTGGCCAAGCAAGTCCTGCCGCCATAAACCATATTCAAAAAGTTAAAGGATACGCAGGTATGCCGACTTCTACTACACCAGCCGCCCCAATCTCTGCCGCAGGACCATCAAAGTCTGGTTTTAGTGTAGAGATTGAAGATGTTGAACCATTGGATCTAACAGGCCTTGCAGGCACAACCGCGCCCGCTGTAGGTTTTGGTCGTCAACGTGACCTTTCTGATGTTATGATGGGTGGTGCCGGAGCGGCCGCAGGATATGCTTTTGGTCCTGACAAACCAAGGACTAAAAAGCAACTTGAGCAAATGCGCATTCAAATTGCGGCAGATCGTTTACGACAAGCAGAAGCACAAACTGCCGCGGCCGCAAACGCCGCAAACAAACCCACGATGTTTGGTACAGGTAAGGACAACTGGAACATCAACCAACATGAACAAATGTTGGCCCAGAGTTTAGCCAACCAACCCAGTCAAGCCGCTATGGGTCAAATGGAACCAGAGATGCGTGCGCGTCTGGCCAAAGCGCAGGCCATGGCTCCCAACATGGCGCCTGCGGGACCTAATTCTTTGATTGCTTTGCCTAATACGGTAGGTCAAGGTAACAAGGTGTTGCCTGCCCCTGTTGCCGCGCCAGCTCCCGCTGGTGGTTTGCCTGTAGCACAACCCAAACCAATTAACTTTGGTTCACGTACAGGCCAACTTGGCAACACACTTGCTACTGGTATGACCGCCGCGCAAGTCAATGACATGGCACAACGCGCCGCACAGGGTGACTATACCGGCAGTGCATTAGCCGGTCTAAGCGCCGCGGGTTCAACCGCGGCGTTGGCCGCCAATCCTAAAGCCAAAGTTGCAGGGGCTCTTACAAGCGCGGCTGGCGCAGGGCTTCAGTATTTGTATGACATTTTTAAAACAGAAGACCAAACCAAGTCTGTGTTGCAACCCGATGGTGCACCGCCAAAACTTAAAGAGGGTGGTGCAATAAAAAAGTCCGACGGCGGCCTGCCCGCCGTTGAGCACTTCCAGTCCGGCGGTCGTGCCGGTGCAGGTAAAGCGGCGTGGCAACTCGGTAGTCAACAGGTAGGCAAACTGTCCGACTGGGCACAGAACTATCTTGGCCACTACTTTGTGCCAACACAATCAGATCGCATGGCAGGAGTTGGTGGCACCAGCTTTAGTGCCAACTCTTTGGCGCGTCCTGAATACGCTAACCGTGCATGGGGTTCTGGTCAAAAAGCCACAGCAACAGGCATTGCCAATTTGGCTAAAGACCCTCGTTACGGCGGAACAGAGCGCCAGATCTTTGCACCATTGATTGGTTCAGAGAACATGCACCAGTCTAATCAGATTGTGTATGACGAGCTTTTAAAACAACACAACAAAAACCTACACAAATACTCTCCTGAACGCGTGGCTGAAATTAACCAGTACATGCAAACAGGTGGTTTGAACACAGGTATTGCCAAACAAAAGTTTGACCCTATTCCTGAATTTAATATTCTCGATCAAGACCTTCTTAGAAAATACGGCGACACATTTGACACGCGTAAAGCAATTGCAAACCACGCATTTGGCGCTGAAGGTTTAGGTAAAACTAAAAAGCGGATCTTTGATTACCAAAATATTTTGGACGAGATGCGTGATCCTCTCACAGAAGGATCTCCCTCATTCTCTATGGGTCCTCGTGCGTTCAAACTGTCTGGTGAAGTAGAACAGATCCCGCGGGCTGATTTGAATGAAGCATACCCTTGGATGTTGCACGGCAAAGATTTAGACGTGACGTACCGACCCGTGCCATCTGAATTATCTTTGCGTGACTTTCAAAAGCAATGGCGCCAAGACACTGGTAACACACTGCCTAAGAAGTCCGGTGCATTGAAACAGCCCGGATATTATGAGCACACGGCGGGCTACACACCTGAGGGAGCCTCAGAGCGCGTGTATCCGCGTCAGTTAATCTCTGAAGACTGGATCAAAGATCTACAGTCCGGCGGCTTCGCAGAGGGTGGCCTGACTGGTGTACAGCACTATGACAAGGGTGGCAAGATTGGTGGCCTAACCCGTCTTGCTGAGTCGGCGTATGACATTCTCAAGCTGACACCTGAAAAGGTTGAAGCGTGGCGCAAGGCCAACGCAAAGCCATACAAGCAACAGCAGGACCCACAACTGGCCCAAGCGCTTGAGGCGTACATGACAGGCAAGATCTCACAGGCCGACTATCTGCGCATTATGAACGAGCGCAGGCCAATTCGTCCGTTGACTGAGGTACCTGCCGCGCACTCTGATACAGACATTGCTTCTGCACTGCTTCCAAATCAAGTTGAGAAAAAAGGTATTTTGGGGGTGAATTTATTTGCTCCACAGGGCATGCGCGTTGGCAACCGCCTCGACATTCCTGCATACGAGCGCTATGGCACCTACGTTGACACGATGCACGACCCTGCAGGCAAGCCTATTGCCTATGGTCATACAGGCCATTTAAAGAACGTAGAGTTCCAGTCTGATCCCAACAGGGCCATTCGCGTGGGCCTTGGAACCAGAGAACAAGG